AGATAAACAGAGACTATGGTAACTCACAAGGTAACCTAAACTCTGGTGAAGGTCTAGTTGAAATTGCTGGTATTTCTATCAAGCGTTCTAACAACCTACCTTTCCTAGCTGGTACAGTTAATGCTCAGTCTGGTGAGAACAATACCTATTCAGGTGACTTCTCTACACACTGTGGTCTTATCTATCAGCGTGATGTAGCTGGAATCGTTGAAGCCATTGGACCACAAGTTCAAGTTACAGGCGGTGACGTGTCAGTTTTATACCAAGGAGACGTATTAGTGGGAAGGCTCGCAATGGGTGCCGGAACACTTAACCCTGCTGGTGCAATTGAACTAACCTCAGCTCGTAGCTAATTATGTCACTTAACCCCGGAACATCTACAACTATAACTAGAGTTAAAGGGAACGGTGCTAATCTCAGTGGTATTGGTACAGTTGATAAATCAATTACCAAGAACCCAGCTACTCCTTTAGAGTATGGGAGAAAGCATCTGAGTCCTGCTAACATAGGTACAGTTTCTTAACTAACTAAATATTATGGCAGCCCCAACAGCAGTTGGTGAATATGGGTCATGCGGTGCAGGCACCGAGACTCGTATTTCTCCATCAGATACAAGTGGATCAGGTAGCGCATCAGGCGTTGCTTCCACAACAAAAAACTTACGTTTAGCATATGCAACCGTCGGATCATCTGGCGTTACTGACACTTGTGCAGTAGTTGCAGCACAATATACGTAACTCAATAAGGGGGGTATCACTACCTCCCTTTTTTTTATTTATAATTCTTAACTATGACTACCACAACCGTTGATATCGATACCGAACTATCCGCAGTCAATGCGATTCTTGGTAGTATAGGTCAGTCGCCTATTAATGGATTAGACTTTGCTAATCCTGAGATATCATTCATATACAATCTACTCAAAGAATCAAATCAAGATGTACAGAATGAAGGCTGGACATTTAATATAGAATATCATATAAAAGAAAACGTAGCAGCTGATAATAAAATCATCATTGAATCTGATGTAATACGTATAGATATGGAAGATGGTCATGATCGTACTCGTGACTTTGTAAGAAGGAAAGATACATCTGATGGAATATGGAAGATGTATGATAGAGTAAACCATACATTTGAATATCCAGATGATGATTACTTCTATGTAAATAAAGTAAGGCTACTTGCTTTCGAAGATATCCCTGCACCATTCCAAAGGTATATAATATATAAAGCTTCAGGTAGAGCTGCTGTACAGTTAGTATCTAACCCTGGATTACAACGAATGTTATCAACATTTGAAGGTCAATCAAGAGCAACTTGTTTAGAATATGAATGCCAGCAAGGAGATCACTCATTCTTTGGTTGGCCTGATGAATCAGCTTATCAATCTTATAAACCTTATAGAGCACTGAGGCGCTAATGGCAAGTGTTACACAAAAGATCCCTAATTATGTTATGGGAATATCTACACAACCAGATGAAAAGAAACTTCCTGGGCAAGTTGTAGATCTAGTTAATGGTATACCTGATGTTGTAGACCAATTAATTAAAAGACCGGGTAGTACTTTAATTAAAAAAATTGGACCATCTACTGCTGCAAATACAAAATGGTTTTCCATTTATACAGATGATACAGAACAATATATTGGACAAGTTGGAGCAGATGGAGCTGTTAAAATATGGAGATGTAGTGATGGTGTTGAGATACCCGTTGATTATGCAGATGTTGCTGGAACAAATAAAGCTACTTACTTAGATAATCAATTAGAATCAGATGAGAAGTCTTCTGATATACAGGTATTGACAATTAACGAAACTACTTTCTTTGTTAATAGAAAGAAGACAGTAGAAATGAAGACAGGTGTATCTGATAAAGCAGCACCTCAATTGAATGAAGCATTCATTAATCTAGATACTATATCCTACGGAAAGCAGTATGCATTAGATATTTATAGTCCCGATGATAATACTACATATAGTCATACACGTGCTACATCTTTATCAGTAGGTACAGTATCTGACTCTAGTCATTATAGTGGTACTAGTAATGGTGACTGCTTAGGAATGGGAAGAGAGGTTGTAACTATAAGTGCAGGTACAGATAAGTGTGGAACATCACCACCTAATATGAGTGCCAACGGTCAGTCTAGGTTAAGATATGAGATGGACATTAGATGTACACCTCAACCTACTGGTACAGTTGATGACAGTTATACATATCATGATACATATCAAGCGTTTCCTAAACTACAGTTTGGTGGAGAAGGTTGGGACACAGGCGATACTCATCAATACACATCAGCTAAAGGTGTACAGACTACAATAACAGTTACTAACCATGTAACTTTACAGTCTAGAGCTAATATAGCTATGGTACGTCCAGAAGCTACATCCTCTAGTGCTGATGAACATGTATCTGCAGCAGGTATATTAGGTGGTATCAAAACTTCATTAGACGCAATAAGTGGTACAGGTATAACAACTACAGTTGTCGGAAATGGTATCCATTTATATAGTAAAGATCCATTTGGAGTAACATCACCTGAACAACAGTTGATGACTATCACCACAACTGAAGCTAATAATATAGCAGATCTACCACGCACATGCCGTCATGGATATACTGTACGTATTGTAAATAGTGGTGAAGATGTCGATGATTATTATCTACGCTTCCAAGCTGAAGGTATATCAGATGATATTGTACAAACAGGTACATATGCTAGGTCAGGTTCTACGGTAACCGTAACAGCAACAGGGCATGGATTAGCTAATGGAAGTGATGTAATATTAGACTTTACAAGTGGAGCAGCTACAGACGGTCAATATACTATTACAAGTGTAGCTGATGCTAACACATTTACCATAACAGATTCTGCATCAGGTACAATTAGTGCAGGTGAAACAGTTACGATCCATCCGTGTCGCTACGGAGAGGGCGTGTGGGAAGAGGTAGCAAAGCCTGGGGTAACAACTACCTTTGATAATACTACCATGCCTCTGAAGCTCGTTAGAGTGCTTCCTAGTATTAAACATACAATTGCTACATCTGCTGTTAATATAGTTAATAATAGGATAACTATTACTGATCATAATAGAGCTACAGGTGATGCATTATTATATGATAATGGTGGTGGCACAGCTTTAGCAGGATTAACAGATGATACCGTTTATTATGTAATTAAATATGATGCTGATACTATCAAACTCGCAACGTCAGCAGCAAATGCTACAGCTGGTATAGGTATCGATTTAACAGGTACTGGTAATAACGCTCAAACTTTAACCTATAGATACTTCTCTATAAATGGTGCTGCAGTAACAGCTCATACTAATGGAGCCTTTAGATTTGGTTATCCAGATTGGGGTGAGCGTACTGTAGGTGATGATCTAACTAATCCTGAACCATCTTTCGTAGGACAAACTATTGAAAAGATGGTATTCTTTAGGAATAGAATCGGATTACTAAGTGAAGAAAATGTTATCTTATCTAGAGTTAATCAATACTATCACTTCTGGGTTAAGACTGCTATGGCAATATCAAATGGTGACCCCATTGATTTACAAGCTAGTTCTACTTACCCAACTAAATTATCTGATGCTATTGAATCCTCTGCAGGTTTAGTTCTATTCAGTGCTAGTGAACAGTTCCTATTAACTTCAGGAGCTGAAGCTTTACTAACACCTGAAACTGCTAAGGTGAGTTTCCTATCTTCCTATGGGTTTAACCCAGATAGTGAACCTATCTCATTAGGTACAACAATAGGTTTCTTGAATAGTACAGTTAAAAATGCTAGATTCTTCGAGATGGCAGATGTTGACCCTAGACGAGAACCTTCTGTATTTGAACAAAGTAAAATTGTCAGTAAGTTATTACCAGCTAATACAACTATAGCAACAGGTTCTAACGAAAATAACTTAGTTTTATTTGCTACAGATAGTACTTTATATACTGCATCAAATGAGGTGTGGGGTTATAAGTTCTATATGGCTGAAGGTAAAAGAGCACAGTCAGCATGGTTCAGATGGACACTTCCTAACAATGTTGTCTTCCATGTATTATTGGATGATAAATATTATGTAGTACTTAATACAGGTTCTACATATACGTTAGAAAAATTTGACATAAAATTACATTCAGATACAGATTTAATAGGTACATCACCTGATCAAAATAGAGTCCATTTAGATACTAGGAGCACTTTTGCATCTGCTGACTTGACATATAACAGTTCTGTAGATACTACCACCTTTACTTTAGGTGAAGGTTATTATAGTTCACGTACACTCACAGCATATTGTACAACAGCAAGTGATGCTGCAGGTAAAAGTTATGATATACCGGCATCTGCTATAACAGGTACAGCACCTAACCAAACAGTCACTTTACCTGGAAACTGGAAGACTTCTACTGAAGCAGGATCTTCTACAACTTCAGTTAATACAGATCTAATAATTGGTTATGAGTATGAATTTGAAATTGAACTACCGAAAGTATATATAGTTAAAAAAGACGGTAATAGAACTATCTCTGAAACTAGAGGATCTTTAATTATTCATAGAATGAACTTTGACTTTGGTGATGTAGGAGTTATAGATGTTACACTTAAGAGAAGAGGAAGAGATGATTATACCTATACTGTTGAATCTTTAGAATGGGATAATGTATTATCTAGTACTGCAACAATTGCATCTGGATACCTACATACTATACCAGTCTATGATAGAAATGATAACCTTAGTGTTTTCATTAAATCTAATCACCCTTCTCCTGCCACATTGTTCTCAATGAATTGGGAAGGAGATTACTCACCCAGATATTATCAACGTGTCTGAATACATTCACCCAATAACAATTGAAGCTGCTGTTGACGTAGCTTCTAACCTTCGTGAAGATGATTATAGAGAAGTGAAAGAAGGCCACGGTCATGAACCTCTTCTCTATATACCATTTTCTGCTTTCGTTGGCGAATCAGTTTATTTCACACATCCAGACGGCAGGATTGCCGGACTGGCTGGAGTACAAAGTGGTGGTAAAATATGGATGCTCTGTACAAATGTAATCCATGATAGACCAATGCTTTTTGCTAGAAATGCTAAACGCTGGATAGACAGTAGAGACGATAGACTTCTTTGGAATATTGTAGATAAACGGAATACCGTTCATTTAAAGCTTCTAAAGTTTTTAGGATTCAAGTTTCTAAGGGAACTTACACACGGTCCTAACCAATTAACCTTTATAGAATTTTGCAAATGTGTGGACCCGCAGCGCTCATCGGAGCAGCCCAAAGCGTAGTAGGCTTTATGGGTGAACAGCAAGCAGCTGATGACCGAAACCAAGCCAAGTTAGATACTTGGGTCAGACAGAATAAAGAATACGATGTACAAGCTAATCTTGATGATGTCAAATATAGTAATGACGTCATTGAATTTGACTACCAAAATGATCTGATTTATCAAGCCATGTTAAATCAATGGCAAGAAGATGATATTCAATTAGATAAAATTTTTGCTTCACAAGATTATGCTATTGAAGATGCTATTATAGCAATGCATCAAAATGATTACGCAGGAACTCAAACAGGTGCTACAGCTGCACGATTAGCAGCAGCTCCAGTTAGAGAAATGGGGATGAAAAAATCTAGAGCATTACATGAAAAGATGTTTGCTAAAAGGGAAACAGATCTTAGAAAAGAATCTAAATATCATGATGCATCTACTAAACAATGGGATGAGTTTATGGAACGTGCAGCCTTTGCGCCTATGCATGGCTTTAGACCAGCACCACCAATCTATGAACGTGGTCCAAGTCCTGCAGGTATGATACTTGGTGTAGCTGGCTCCTTAGCAGGTTGAGGTAGTATATGTCATCTTATGATAGAAATATTGAGAGGCTGAAAGCTAACCAAAGCGCAGTCTCTGCACAGGAGCAAAAACACATCCTACAAGCTGGTAATGCTAGTGCTAACAGAAGGATTAGTGATGCTCAGAGTGTTATAAGAGGTCTTGAAAAACTTTCCCCCACTCTGCAGAAAATGCATGAGAAGAGACTTGCAAGATTAGAAGAAGAAGGTAGAGAAGCAGCTAGACAAGCCAGAGAATCTAAGCTGGAAGACATGTCTGAAAATGCTAAGAAACTTCAAGAGATTGAATTAGCTAAAAGTACAGGTGAATTAGCTTTTGAATTTGAAACTGCTGAACAACAGGAATTGATGTACCAACAGCTTAAACAGCAAGTACTTCAAGCAGGTGGTCCTGATTCATACTATGATGCTGAACGTTTAGCACAATTATCTCCTCATCAACAGACGGGATACGCTAAAGAGAAGTTACGTATGTTTGCAGAAGCTTACCCAGGTATGCTTCAGAATGAGTTGATGAATAGTACTGAAGTAATAAATCTGAATGGTATAAAATTTACAGCTGCAGAACTACGTGATAATAATTTAGCTTTACCTATGAAAGAAGCTGCTATCAATGTGATGCAGCGTAGAATATTAGAGAGAACAGGTATTCATCAATATTCAGATGAAATGCTAAGGCTTACTAAGACTAATGAAGTCATAGCTAAAGCTAAAGAATCATTAATGGCAACCCATAAGGCTCGCTATAATGTTCAATCTTCTCAGAATATAAGGAATAAAGCTAATATACAATGGGAGGTAGCAGGCAGAGATCCAGGTGGTGTAACAGGTGATGACTTACATTTATTCTTAATTACATCAGGTAACACTCTTGATAACAAAAACCAGATATTAGGTAATGCTGGTGGTTGGAATCATGTAATGTCCAAACTTACATCTCAAGGTATTGAAAAAGATGACCCTGCTTTAGCAGATAGAATAGGAAGTTTAGTAATACCAGATGCTCTTGCTATACAAGTAGGTGCTAAAAAAGGTACTACTTATGCACAGCATTGGCCAGGGAGGTTCTCTAAACTTAAGCAAGATATTAAGAAGGGTTATAGTGATAAAGTAAAAGCTGAACTAACTTATCAAAAAGGTGCTGGTGTAGATCTTCAAGGCAAATTCATTGAAGCAGCAAAAGAAGCTGGCGGAAATGGAACAACTTTAAGTACAGCAGAAGTGAATGACTGGAAACGTCAGTTTGGTGATTTAGGACTACCTGTACCTGAGAGTGTAACTAAGTACGAAACTGCTAGTATGAGAGATGAGAGAGAAGATAAGCAACAAATTGAAGCTCTTATGGCTAGTCAAAAAGGATATATATCAGATGAACAGTTAGATTCTTTTCACCCTATTGCTGCATTAGAATATAGAGAGAAAGCATCTAGATTACAAAAAGCTGCCCTTCAAGAATTTGGATCTCAAGATAAAATAAAAGCTGCTCTTAATACAGCATTTACTAATATGGGTATTAAGGGTAATGAAAAGAGTCTTGCTTGGGTAGAAGCTTATGAAAATGCTAAAGCCGATTATGCTATTAAGTATAATCAATATGTTGCTATGGGATACCCCCCATCAGAAGCTAGTCATCATGCTTTATATTCTCCACAAGTAATTAATCCAGAAACTAAACAACCAATACCTGATTCAATGGGAGTACTTGCTGAAATTAAAACAAATGGTGAAGGCAGTAAGTATGTTATGACTGGTCAAGCAATAGAGAAAAAAGTTAAAGCAGGTAGCATAAGAGTTGGTCAAATTAAATTAGCTAAAGACGAAATATTAAATGATCCAACTGTAGTAACAAGTACAATTATTGGTGGTGATTATGGTCATCGTCAAATAACTTCTATAAAAAATAATTTAGAGAAGCATGGTCCAAGAGGATTATATATGGATGAAGGTGCTTTAGCTTATTATGAAGGTTTAGCACGTGGAAGGAATGCTAGAGAAGGTGGCTGGTGGGGTATAGTAGATGCTCAACTTAAAGCTGCTGGACATGAAGGTTTGAATGGTGGTAAGAAACCAGTTTCTGTACAATTTGCTGCAGGAACAGATGAAGATGGTAATGATTTACCAGATCCTACTGGAATGAAGATTCCTACTAAACGTATGGCAGCAGCTATGAATTATCCAAATAGATATAATAATCAATATCTACAAAATTGCATAATAGATTGTCATAGAAATGATGGGATATCTATATTTGATTCACCCGATTGGTTAGCTCCTTGGATTACCATCACTGATACAAGAATGCCTGAACCACGTATGCCAGATCCAAACGATCCATGGTATCCACTTCCTCCTAGAAGACCTGTACCAACTGGTGAACAAAAAGATCCAAACGATCCTTTGACATGGCCTGTTAAATATGTACATGATAGGAGAGTTAACTAGTGGATACATTGAATTTCGATCCAAATACTTCCAATACAGATACTACTACAGAAGTAGAAGGATATGATGAACATGTTGAAGAGATTCAAAATGCATATCCAGAAGAAGATTGGAGAACTCCTGCCCAAATAGAAGAAGAAAATCAAGCCCAACAACTGCAACAACAAGCTGGTGCAGAACAAGGCGATCCAATCACTGAGATTGCTAATCAAGTTACAGATCAAGTTACAGAATCATTAGGATTAAATGAACTTGATGTAGAACCTGATGTAGAACCTGCTATAGATCCTGAAGTAGTTCCAGAAGAACCCGAAGCTTTTGATTGGGGTAATCCTGAACATTATAATGAAGGTATTAGACAAGCTATTGGTGCAGGTATGGCATCAGGAGGATACATTCCTACTGAATTGATTAAAGATAGAAATGGTAAGGCTTTACCTGAAGGTATAGTTAAAACACAAAATCTAAACTGGAGTTATATTGAGAAGGAACATAAGCTTTGGGAAGACTATAAAGCTAATGGTGGAGATGTTAATTTAGAAAATCAATTAAATACTATCAATGCTATCCGTAATGATCCTGAATTACTTCAGAGATACGATAGAAATCAAGATGGTCAATTTACGATTTCTGATTGGCATGATATGAGTAGAGCTAATGGAGGTGACGGATTAACTCCTGAACAAGAAATAGCTTTAACAGAAAAATGGATAAGTGGATTAGAGAATAAATCTTGGGCTAGACGAGGTAAAGGTTTCTTCAGACAAATGCTAGCTGATGGTATAGTATGGGATGGTATTGGTCATCTTGATACAAATATGGCTAGATTTACTGGTACTAGACGTTTACAAGCGTTAGGTCCAGATGCTTTAATGAAAGAGATTGGAGAAAGTACAAGGCAGACTCAACTTGGTGCTTTATTTGATTTAGGAAATACTATACTTCAAGCACCTGAAAAATTACATGCCGCTTATCAAGTACAAAAAGAACAGGGTGAACACGATCCTAATGATATAAGAACTTGGTGGGATGGTGATACCTTTGCTACACATGATGCTAAAATAGATGATTGGATATATAACCATGATAATGAAATGTCACTTGGATACGCAGTAAATCATCCAAACAATAGAGTTTGGAGTGATAAGATGATGTATGAAATGACATATTATGGTGTACCTGCTCTAACTACTACAGCTCTTACAGGAGGTCTGGGTACTACAGCATTGGCTGGGGTCCTTGTAGAGACAGTTCCTTTATCTTTATTCCGTGACCTTTCAGAAAAAGGCATGGGTAATATGTATGAAGAAAGTCAGATACTAAGAAAATTCGCTGAAGCTCATCCAGAGCACAGAATGTTTGGTATGCAAACTTCTCAATTTATTGAGACACCATACGGTAGGCAAATAGCTCATGTTGGTGATGAAGTTGTCTATGATGGTGCAACTCAAGTAGCTCTATTTGGGATGGGTAATGTATTAAGGCATGGTGTTCCAGAAGCTGCTAGATTTGCTAATAAATATTTACAGAATTTCGATACAAGTAGATTCCCTTGGTCAAGGCATGAAACCACTAAACTTAGAAATCCAAAATACTTCTTAGATGCAAAGAAACAACAGCTAGCTGATAAAGCAGAAGCTGGTATGTCTCAACAACGTTTAGCAGAAGAAGGTCCATCTAGTCCTTGGGTAAAAGATCCATGGTCTGATTCAAGTATAAATACTACTTATGGTGATTTTAAAAACGGTCCTAATCAATCAGGTCAAGGTATAGCTAAGATTAGAGGCAATACATTAGATATTAATAACCAATTAGATGAAATAGATGGTGCAGTATTATGGGAAGGTGGTAGTGTAGATGGTTTACTAAAACCATTAGAAGAAGCACAGTTCAGTAAGAGTGGTATACCTGAACCTTGGTTTAATAATAAGCTTAGTGAATATTGGAATGATCCAAGATTAAAAACCCAATTAGATGGACTAAACCCAGTACAACGTACTTTAGGTAGATATGGTAAGAATACACTTAACAGAATACAACAGATTTTAGGTAGAGATGCAGCTAGTTTGTCTCCAGAACAGTTCTGGGGTAAAGCATTTACTGATACTCCTATAAAACCTGGAGAAGCGTTAGATGATGTAAAAGCCTTTATTACTAAAAACTTAGTAGTACAAGATGCTGTTAATCAAAGCCTTTTAAAAAGCCTTAGAGATACAGCTAATGGTGCAGGTGAAATGATAGGTAAAGCCGATATATTTGCAACTGGTGGGCCAATGAGAAGGATTGCTGATAATCTAGTTACTGGATTAACACAAGTTAAAAAGACTCAATTTACTTGGGATCTTGCTGCCAAGAGAATGAAAGAAACTGGTGGTGAGTTGACCGAAGATATGGTTAAACAAATTGATTCTTTAGCCAATAAAAGAGCTGTAGCACTCCAACAAGAAAATATGGATGGTGTACGGTTAATGATGCAAGTACTAGAAGATAGTGATTCTGATGAATTAGCTGAAGGTATACTAGATGTATTTAAAGTATCTAATGATGTACATAACTGGAAAGATTTTGATGCTTGGATGAGGCAAAAGATTAGAGGTGGTGAGTTTAAAGGTAAAGTTAAGACAGGTGTATTAGTAAAAGAGTTACAAGGTGTTATGGTAAATAGCATCCTTAGTGGCCCTAAAACACCTATGAGAGCTTTGCTTGGTACTACTACTAACTCTTATCTAAATGCTATTAATGAAGCAGCTGGTGCTACACTAAGAAGTCCTTTTACAAATGATATGGCAGCTCGAAAAGCTTCTATAGCAAAGTTAAAAGGTATGTTTGAATTAATACCAGAAGCAACAGAAGTATTTAGAAAAAGTTTAAAATCTAAATTTAATGCTAATATAGCTGATATTAGAACTAGATATTCTGAACCTCTAACAAGAGGTGATGAGAATTGGCATTTATTTGGTGAATGGACAGAGCGTAATGGAAGTTTAGGTGATAAAGCAGCATTCTATACAGCTAATATTGCTAGAAATTTAAACAATAATAAACTTTTAAGTTGGTCACCAAGAGCCTTAGCTGCTGTTGATGATACATTTAAATGGTTATTAGCTAGAGCTAGATCTAAAGAAATTGGTATGAGACAAGCTTTAGAAGTTGCTGGTGAAGGACATACAAAATTCTCTCCAGATCTTATGAAGCAAGCTGAAGATATTCATATGAAGAATCTTCTAGATGCTGACGGTAATTTAGATTTAGGTCAAGATGCTTGGTTAAATAAACAGTTCAAAGAAGTAACATTAACATCTGAATTAACAGGATGGTCTAAAGAATTAGATGGTTTATTAAAAGATAAACCGTTACTCAAACC